CCAGCTTGTGCAGCAGCACCTAATGCACTACCGCCCATGCCCATCGACAGCATGATCTTGTTTTGAGCAGCGGTAGCTATCATCTTAACAATCATGTTCTTAAACATGCTAATAATGTCGTTAGCAAAGGCTTTAAAATCGTTAGCACCTCGACCCAAGAAGTCAGAGAACGCATCTGTAAAGCCCTGTAAGACTGGACTTGAGTTGGCTAACTCTTTATTGAGCTTAGCAACCTCATTAGCAAATGCCTCTTCCGTTAATCCGTTGCCCCTTAGCTTAAGGAGTTTGTCGTATTCATCTTTGTACTTATCAGTTGCATTAGCAGCAAGGTTCATTTGCTTTGCTTGATCCTCTAACGCCTTCGTCTCTTCCGCTAAGGCATCTGCTAAATCTTTAGCTGCCTCCACACGTGCATCATAAACAGCTTCGCCATCAAACGTGTTTGTGCCACCATACTTATAGTCGCCCTCACCACCAAAGGCTTCCATGCCAACACTAGCTTCTTCTTTAGCTTGTCGTATTAAACCTAAAGCAGCAGCAAAGGGTATAGCCAATCTCTCAGCCATCTCTGTTATCTTCTTGTTTGTCTCATCAAGCTCTTTACTACGGATAGCGTCCTGCCCTCTTTCGAACTTAGCGTTAGATTCCCCCAATTCTTTTTCAGCCTTAGCTTGGTTAGTTAGTATTGCCAAGTCGCCAGCAGCGTCTAAGTCTTTAATTTTCTTCTCGTAAGCAGCGTTCTCTTTAACTAGGTCAAGCTCAAGTTTGGCAGCAGTGGTTATAGCCGCAACCCTATCTTCCTCGCTTATATCTTTTTCAGCCTTACGTCTCTCAGCCGCAATTTGACCCATGATAATTTTGGTTCTCAGCAAACGGTCTTGATACTCCTTTTCAACAGCGTCCCTACGCTTAGCATCTTCAATTAATAGCTTAGCCTCGTTCTCCTTGACCCTCAGCATAAAATCAGCAGCGTCTTTAGCTTTCTTGTCTCTAGCCGCTTGAGCCTTAACCCTCTCTTGTGCCATTTCAGCGAGAAGACCTGACTCTTGTAAAGCAAGGTGAAGCTGATCCTTCATACTTTTAGAGGTAATGTCACTTTGTGAGAAAGCCATAGACACCTTTAGCATGTTTGCAGCTAAGTCCTCTGACGGGCCTTTTAGGGCAGTCTGTATCTTTGTAAGGAACTGTCCAGCCCCAACTTGCATAGCTGTGAGCTTTGCCATTTCAGCCCTGATCTCTTCCTCCTCACCTTCAGCAAGTGGAGTACCAGAGATAGGCATTTTACTCGCTCTTATCGTATTTGCCATATCAGCCTTCTGAGAGTTCAACTCATCGAGCATGTCAGTAACATTACCAACGAGTGGGCTAATTGCTGTAGCAAGAGCATCCTTAGCTACCTCACCCTTCATACTCTTATATGTCGCCATCAGTGCCTTTAGCTCTTCGTTAGCCGCAGAGAACGGTAGCTTTAAAGCAGCCTCCATAAACTCAGAAGTATCTTCTGTAACCTCTTTCAACTCATCCAAAGCAGTCTTAAGGTCGTCTACAGCTTTAGATGCACTTTCCGCTGAACCGCCCAGTTCAAAGAACAGTCTACCTAAACTGGAACCGATTGGAATAAGGATACCAAGAGCCGCTGATAAGCCCACAGCAGCGCCCATGCTCAGTCCAAGGGGGCCAGCAATCATAGGAAGGATGCCAGCTAACTGAGCACCCTGTTGACTAAATGCGACAAATGCACTTGTGCCACCTTGAACCTGCACTGCAAAGTCACCAAACTGATAACCAAGCTGTTGAACAGCCATGTTTCCGCTATTCATCATACGCTTAGACGCCTGTGTAGCTTTGCTTGCAGCCATCTGTGCGTTTCTGTAGTTAAGGAGCTCTTTACCAGCTTGACGTACAGTCATAGTACCGTTAGCAATCTCAGTGCGTAACAGTTTCTTCAGCCTTAATGCCTTCTGTTCAGTAGAGTACAGTTTATCGTAGCCCAGCTTCATAGACTTTAGGGCAGCAGTGTTTGCTTCTTCAGCAGTCTTCTGTGCTAACAGTGCCGTTTGCATGGCTTTGATGCCAGCAAGTCTCTTTTTCTCAGCTTGGTTAGCAGCTTCTGTAGCAGCCTTAGCAGCATTTGCTGTAGCAATGGAAGCCTTCTGTTCTTTAACGAGCTTATTTACGTTAATTGCAGCTAGGCCAGCATTACCAGCGTAGTCTTTGTACTGACTCTTTGCGCTCTCAAGAACCCTATTAAACCTCTGTTGAGATATTATACCTTTGTCAATAGCCTTAACAGCGGCAAAAAGCTGCTTCTCAAGGCGTGAGACCGTGCTAACCGCTTGCTTTACGCTGCTTACATTGGCAACAATGTTGAGTTCCATTAAATCAGCCATTATCTTCCTCGCCAGTTATTTTAATCCAGAGATTATCCAGAGACTTTATAATAGTAATTTCCCAAGGGGAAAGGTCTACACCCATAAGCTCACACCATGCCTTAATGATGTCGTAAGAGAGTGGATTGGGGCCACTCATACCATAGGTTCTACCATCGTGTAGTTCTATGAAAGTGGCCCACAAATGTGAGGCGGCATCAGGGAAGATTGCATCAGCATTGGCTTGCTCAACTTCCTTGAGGTCTTTGCCTAGTTGTTTGGCAACTTGAGCTAAGTGGTCGGCCTCAGTAGCTTTACCTTTGCCACCTGAGACCCTCCTACTCATTCTAAAGGAGTAATCAGCGAACTCCTCTAGCTCTGCCCTTACTTGTCCAAAAAAGCCTGAGCATCACCCAAGGCAGCGTCTACTTGCTCACGAACCCAAGGTAGTGCTTCAAACACTTCACGTACTTTAGCTTCTTTACATTCTGGTTTCTCTCCACCAAGAGTAATACTCCAACCGTCAACACACTTAACTAGAAGGTCTAGTGCAGAAGCCTCAAGCTCTTCAGCAGTGAGGTTCAGCTTGCCACCAGTCCGTTGAGCTTTCATCAAGCGGCGGTTCTGTTGAGCATGTGAGATTGACTTGTACTTCTTCGAATATGGCCCATGTATCGTAATGGTCATCTCTGATTTGTCGTCATTAACGAGGATCTCAGAGTTAATCGGGTTGTACAGTGTTACGTCTGTGGTTTCTTTTGTAGTGCCAATGTTCATTAAATCCATGTCGGGATTCCTTTTATAGGTTGATTGTCGAGGTTAAGTCGGGTTGATTTAATAGTGGGGAGGCATCAGACCCGACACCGAAGCCTCCCCTACCCTAGCTAGGGATTAGGCCGAGCGTGTAAGCTGCAAGTTGGTTCCTGCCGTAGCATCATAGAGAGATACAAACGGAAGAGTTATCAAACGAGACTGTGGGTTCTGCAATGGAACAGCAGCACCGTTGTACTTAACGCGGGGGAATAAGAATGTGTAAGCGTTGGTTCCAGTAGGATCGTCTACAGACACTTCAATAGAAGACTCAGTCTCATTCAAGAACTTGTTGATGAGTGTTTCATCTTCGTAGTAAACAGTCATAGTACCTTCCACAACCGCACGACCATACTCAAGAGATTGAGCGGAGTCAGAGCCAACTACAAAGGTAGGAGCCAATGAGTTTGTTACAGAGAAGTCAATCGAAGTAACGATTGCAATTGCAGAACCGCCATCTTTAATAGTGCCACTGTAGCTATCGAATGGTGCATTAACTGAAGAGGCGGTAGGATCACCACCTGTAGAGCCAGTTGCTTGAGCTTGGGTCATGCTCTTGCCAACCATGTCAAATGTCGCTGTAACCATCTGGTTAGGGGCGATAGAGACGTTCATAGAGGAAGCAGCTAGACCGTTGAAGATACGGAACTGGTCAATGTCTTGTGCGGCATCTTCCATAGTGAAATACTTAGGTGTAGTACCAATCTTCAATACGTTTGTAGCATAAGCACTAAAGAAAGCTGATTCAAACAGTTCGTCGTAGTCACCCTTGCGGAGATCAACTTCGATTGAGCCACCAGCTTGTACGTTGCCATGACGGTCAACACGTGGCATACGGTCAGCTTGGATTTCATTACCTTCAACACGGTCTTTGGTCAAGTCCAATGAGTGTGAGTTGATGGGGAGGTAAGCGAATGTTGGGGTGTTTGGTGTAGTGCCAAATACAGACTCTGCGATGAACGACAGGCTGGAGCGACTACCTTGTGAAAAAGCCATGTTTATTCTCCTTCAAGAATAGTAGTGAGGGTTTGTTTCTTAGCTTTAGGCTTTTCCGTATGTGATGGATCAACTGCCGTAGCTACGTTTGCGGGGACTTCATCACCGACGAAGTATGTCTTACCTGAGTAGGCAAAATTCTTAATTGCTTTAATCATTGTGGTTCTTTCTTTAAGAGTAAATGTACCAGCCGATATTCACTGAGACGTAATACCAAGGGCTGTCTACAAAACCGTTACCTCTGTCTGCGTAGTCAATAGAGACCCTAGTGTCACCAAGCGTTATATCAGTGGTAGCGTCAAAGGCGTCAATAACCAGATTAGCTAGGTCGTCAGCAGCGGATGGGCCGTTACCTTCTGGCACATAACAGAATACTCTGAGTACGCCTTCGTATCGTTGTTGTGGATTTAAGCCCCGTACAGCAGACCTACGTGAAACTGGGATAAGGCGTGGCTGAACGAAGGGAGTGCCTGTCGTAGGGCTGTAAGAGACGTTCTCAGAGGCAATCTCAGGGATGCCTACCACTTGGGATAGGTGAACCTCAAGAGCAGCCCTGATGTCATTATAGATTGATGGCATTATGTGAACTTCCTCTTAATCTTTGTGAAGACATAGTAACCTTCTGTTCGTTGCCAACCTTCGCCATCCTCAACATCTTGAGCGTGTTCAGAACGATTACGGAGAGTGAACCTAGCGTTACCATCTTCAAGTTCTTGCTTGATTGCTAAACCCTGTATGTCAGTGTAAAGATTACCTAGAGCCTCTTGCTGTTTAGCTTGTTCGTCCTGACCTCTAGGTGCATTCTTAGAGGACTTAGCGCGACCACCACCGAAACCAGCCTTACCGATGGAAAATGAGTTAACATAAGCACCAGTGGAAACGGGGGAGATCATTACAGCATACTGTGCTATGTCTTCTAGTCGTTCCTCAATAGCCTCTGCTGACTTAGTTTCTATTCGGTTCTTGATGCCATCAAAGGTTGTTTGAATACTCATTAGTCTCTAACCTCACAGATGTAGCAAACTGCTGCACCATCACTGTAGAAGGTTTGTACTGAGACTACCTCGTATGTACTGCCTAAGCCTATGATCTTGTCTTCATCATCAGGGGCTACAGCAAGGCCTAGTGTTGGAATTACACAGCGGCTAGACCCACGACGAACCTCATCACCTCTAGTGAGGCCTACAGCGAAGTTAAAGAAGTAGCTGGTTGTAGTGTAGTCTTGAGTAGCTGAACCATCCACAGTACCAGTAGCGGGGTTATATGTGCCAGCTACGCTAGTTTTACGTAGGGTTACGTCTGAGCCATAGTCTCTTACGAGGTTTAGCAGATCAAAGGGGCGAAATGACATATGATCTCCTACTCGTATTCAGGTGTTTGGTAGCTCGGAGGATTCTTGAAACGATCCCTGCGGAAGGAACCTTCTACACGGTTAGTGTTGGCTCTCACAAGCTCTATACCGCTCTTAGTGATGCCTCCAGCTAATACACCTACAGCAGCACCAGAAGTCTTGCCTTGGTACTCTAGGTCATCTGCCAGCGTCTTGTATTGCTTAGCTAGATCAGAGTATTGAGCTTTTAGAGCGCCACTTATCTCTGTTGTGACCTGACGAGAGTATTTAGATGCAATAGCACGAGCAGTCCAAGCGCCAGAGTAATACACGTTGTTACCATTCTCAGCGAGGGCAAATGTAACCTCTTCGTCTTGGACTTGTTGGTCTTCAGTGTTAGTGTCACCAGTTAGGAGACGAACTACGTTAAGTCTACCCGCAGCTGTGGTAGTGTTTAAGTCTGTTGGATCGTAAGACCAAGCCATATAATTCGTCTCCGTTGTTGTTATACGTCGATGATACTGTCTCTAATCGTGTAGAAGTCTTCTGTGATCCAGTGACTTACATTAAGGAAGCGACGAATAAGGCCACGCTGTTTGTCATCTAGCTTTGACTTCTTACACTTCTTAGCGTTAAACTCTGCGTCACTTGAGGTTCTCTTCTTGACCTCTGCGTTCATCAGGTTGACCAAAGTATCTAGTTGTTTTCCTGCTAGTTCAGACAGTCGATCTCCAACCTTATTCTGAACCTCTAGGTTTGTGTTGTGGTACACGTAATTGGTGACGTATAGGGTGGCGACCTTATCTTGATCTATCCCTCGTTCTAACCAGTTAAAGTGATCTCCAACTTTCCAAAGTTTACCGTCAGCACTTAAGGGCATCTTGATAAACAGGGGCCAATCAATTTGTATTCCCAAGTATGTGGGGTGCATTGTTACTCTCCATTATATGAATACTATTATGTTATTTTATAAGTTGGGAAATGCCCCAGTTAAGGGGCACTCCGTTATCATATTAAGCTATTAAGCTACAACTTCTTCGAAGAAGTAACCCAAGTCAGGGCCAACTACTTGCATGTCGTATGCCATTTTAACTTGAATGTGCTCTGCAACTTGCTGACGCTTCAGCGCATCATCAGAGAATGATTC